ACCAACATTACCCCATGAACTTCCGCTGTAAACTTCTAATACTGATGTTTGTTCATTAAAACGCAACATACCTGCTTGTCCACTAGGACGTTGTGCAGTTGTTCCTACAGGTACAATTAATCCACTTGATGCATCAATAGCAACATAACCTGTACCGGCTGGCTCTATAATAATTTCTTCGTTTGTACTGGTTGTTTGTATGCGGTTATCAGTAAACGTATATGCACCAGTATCACCGCCTACTCCAAATTCACCAGTATATCTTGAACCAGCTATATAAACGCTTTTACCGGAAAAACTTATACCATTAGGTAGGTTAGTACCAATAAAATGTAATACTCCACTTTGATAATCAAAGAACCATTCGTCATTATTTCCTGATCCTGTTGCAGACAATGTATCTCCACTGCCTGCGGCAGAGCCCGCATTACTTGAAGTATGAACATAAACTTTTACTAGATATGTAGAACCAAATTCAGGCGGTATCCAATCAGCTAATCCAGTTTTCCATGTTCTACTTGTTGTTGCTGTAACATCAGCAGTACATTCTGTTGGCGCAGATGTTGGATAAACTGTTAAAGGACTACTACTACTGCCTGGTTGTGTAGCAGGTATTGAACTAGCTAGTTTCCAAACTTTATCAGCACGTAACGGTAGCGGACTTGCTATGGCTTCGTTAGGTGCTTTTTTATTCGCATTTGTATCTGTTTTAGTTGCGGCGTAACCTATCTTTTTCCAAAGATAATCAATTTTTTGTGTGTCAGTAATAGCCATTATCTAACCTCACGATATACTCAATGCGGTTACAGATTGCCCGCTAGTAAGAGCAATACGAACAAGAGCAACATTTGCTGTTGCATTACTCAGGTTTTCAGTACCTAATGTCATAGTATAACCGCCACTAAGGCTTGTGCTTGCTGCTATTCTATCACCAGACGTATACGCACATCCATTGCTACCATTTCCACTATTACCTGTGTCACTACCAGGTTGCCCACTACCACCATATGCTGTATCTGCCTGTAACCAACCATTTAATCCTGAACTGTCATCTATACCAGTTCCAGGCGCCGCAATCCAAAGTCCTGCAATACCACTCGATGTAATATTAATATCAAAGTTCGCTACGGTTGCTCTACGGAAAGCAAATGTAAAGTATTGCGTACCCGTATCACCACTTCTATTTGGTCCTGCAGGCAAATAACCTGAACTCCAATTAGTTACATCATACTTTATTACACCAAATCGAACAGTTGCTTCTTTTGTTCCCGCAACCCCAGGATCACTTGATGCTGAATAAACACTATTAGTATAAAAGTTTGTTGCACCATTAAAAGCAGGAGTGTTCGTAGTAGCTGCATTAAAATCAAAAATGCGTTTAGCGTCATCATCATGTGATGAACCTAAAGCATCTGCTACTGCAATCCCGCCGTCTTCTTTGTCAAAACCAGATGTTGCTGCATTATAAACTTGAATTTTTGTTGTGCTAGAAGTATTGTAGCTACCTGCACCATTACAATTTCTTGCTCTTATTTTAATTTCGTTAACTGTTTTTGCTGAACCTGATGTAGTAACTGGAACAGCAAGAGTGCCAAGTGTATATGCTGAAGAAACTCCTACGTTAACAGTAGGTGTTCCACTGCTTAACATAGTTGATGAACCGTCAATATTTGCATATGTAAAATCTAAATTTGCTATTGCAGAACCTGCACTGCCTTCTAATCGAGAATCAGCGTCAACTTCAACTGGATTAGAAACATCAGAGTAACATTGGCCAGTTAAGTTAGTTACTGTAACTCCAGTTAAATTTAAACTTGGTGCTGTGCCAGAATCAGAATAATAAGGTATTCCTGAAATGTATAGTTTAGTTCCTGCTGTTCCTTCTGCTAATGTTCCTGCACCTGAAATTGTTGGTGTTGCTGTTACATCATCTTTAACAAATTCTAAATCGTTTGTTCTTACAAGAGATGGTGATGTAGACTGTAATTGAAAACTGTTTACACCTACGCTAATTCCACTAGTTGCTTTACTAATAATTGCCTTAAATCCAGAATAAAGAGCTGGATAATAAATGCTTGACGCAAAAGAAGTAGCTGCTCCAGTTGCATCTAATAAATTATAATCACTCTCTGATTCTATTGTTAAACTTGTTGTTGTACCGCTATTATCACTACCTGACATGGTAATGGCTCCGTCGGCAACTCCATTTACTAATGCTGTTAATACACCGGCGGCGGCATTGTAACAGAAAGTCGATTGTGATGCAGTTCTAACAGGATCAACTGTTGTAATTCTGTTAACAGTATCTCCTGCCTCATAATCTGGAGAACCGTCAACGTTTTCAGTAAAACCAGAACAAAGTTTTGGACTCGTTCCTGTTGTTGCATTCATTGCTATAGTTTTTGAACTTAAATTATTTGGGGCCGCAGGAAAATCATCATAAACCTTTAATGATACAGTACCATTAGCAGGAATATCAGCTGGAGCGGCAGTGCTATGGTTGTTCAATGTTAATGTAGTAGTATCTCGTCCAGTACCACTATTTGTACCTGCTCCCCAAGAATGAGATAATCTTGCACCGGCAGTACCACCTGCTGCACTATCATTAGCTATTGCATCATTGCTAGATCCATCAGCCCAATTCATAGTATAGTCTACCGTAGCTCCACCAATGTTTGTTGTTGTGTTTGCCATATAAAGACTATTACCTTCAACAACATAGATATCATTACCTGAAAGTACACTACCACCTGAGCTTGCTCTATAGAAACCAAATCCCACAACGGGGGTTGCAGTATAGATTGTTATATAATCTGTTCTTGTTAAACTTGCTTCACTACCAGTGCCACTGCCTCCATTATTGTATGCTCTTACTGTTACATCAAAAGGACTTCCACTATTAGATGAATATGTATGAGTTGGGGTACTATCTGTAGTACCTGATGTAGAATTTCCATCACCCCAAGTGATATCATATCTGTTTGGATTACCAACGCTTGTAATTGTTAACGTAACTGCCGTTCCAGCAGGTCCTGAGGTTGTATTTGCCGTAAATGTTGTACTTTTAACAAAAGTATCAGCACGGACGTTCTCTAGTCCTTCATTTAATTCATCAATAGCATTTGTAACATATGTTGTCGTAGTTAGACTTTGTATTGCTCCATCTACTACACTAGAATCAGTAGAAGTTCCTAACTGTACTTGCATACCATTTGGCGCGGCCGCTGCATCAACATATGCTTTAATACTTTGTTGAGTAGCCAATGCAGTAGCACTATTTGTAGAAAAACTATCTTCATCAAGAATAGCACTGATGGCAAGTCCATCATTAATAACTAAATCACCAAGTAATTTAATTTTTCCTGTACCGCTTGCATCAAGAATTAAATTATCATTACTACGAGTAGTAGTAATATTGTTATCTTTAAGCTGTAGTCCGCCCACAGTTAATGCTGTACTAATATTAGCACTACCAGTTATATCTATAGTTTGGGAAGGAGAAGCAGTACCTACACCTAATCTTCCATTTGTGTAATCTACTACTAATGTTGTTGTATTAAACGCAAGATTGGAGTCTCGTTCTAAGTTTGCTTTTAATGCTCTACCGCCAATACGACTAATAGCCATATTTAGATTCCTTTCGCTATCTTGCGTACACCATTTACAATCCAAGGTGCCAGGGTTTGTATTATAGTTATTTATACATTAGGGAAAATGTGTATTAAGGTACGCTAGTTGTTGCAGCGTTGCTGTCTAAACCATGAATAACAACAATAGATTCACTGCTTCCTGGTGGACTAGTAAATGTAATAGTAGTACCAACTACAGTATATGCAGTTGCTGGATTTTGGTAAACATTACCAACTGCTACAACTACACGTTGCTCTTGGTTACCTGTTACGCTTGTACTCATAGTAAATGCTACTGTTGAACCATCGCCAGTAAATGAATCTTGTGTAATAGCTGAAGTTCCTTGAAATGGAATAGTTTTAAATGCTGCTCCGTCATAAAATTCCATTTTGCTTAAATCTGTGTTGAAGCGAAATTCTCCAGCAACTGGTGCTGATGTTCTATTTGCTGTACCGCCTGTTGGAATCGTAATAGCTTGCTCTGATTGTTTTAATGTAGAACCACCGTCAGCAGTACTCTTTGTTTTTACAAATCCAGCCATTAGATACTCACATGACTAACTGTAGCATAGATACTAGATCCAGCACTGGCACTTGCTTGTATAGTATCACCATTTCCTAGTACCAGTTTCTCAGTGTTAATAACGTATGTGTCACCACCGTCAATGTTAACTGCTTTGATGATTTGGTTAGTAGTACCTGCAGTTCCGCCACTTTGAACAACATGAACATTAAGTGTCCTAGCTGATACGTTATCATTCATAAAAAACATAGCAGTGGTTGCATTACTTCCACTTGAAGTAAATATTGTGGTTGCACCAGTTCCTAATGTTGCTTGCGATATTGCCATATTTTTATTCCTTTAAAAAATTAATCCGTAAACGATAGCTTTGCTTTTACTCACAAGCTCATCTACTGTGCCGCTATCGTTAAAATAAATACCAGTCCCGCCACCGCCTTGTGTTCCAGCATACATTAATGTTGCGCCAACAACTGAACTTGGTGCTACTGATTGATCATTAAGTTTTACTGGAGCTTCTACTGATACTCTGCCAGTGCCGTTAGGTATTAAGTTAATATCTGCGTTACTAGTAGCTGTAACAATATTATTACCTTGCACATCCAAGTCTCCACCAAGTTGTGGTGATGTATCGTCTACAACTTGTGTTAAACCAGATGTACTAGTGACCATAAGATTATTATAGCTTGAACCGCCGTCAGTACTTACTTTCCATTTGTCATCATTTTCATCAAACACAAATAAGCTATTAGCAGTACTGCCTCGTTCAATTTCTAAACCGGCATATCTTCCTGTAACTCCAGTACCTGTCTCACCATCATTTAAAACAATCTGTCTGTCTTTAATAGCAGTGTTAGTAGTGGTAATAGTAGCTGTTGCACCAGTGACAGTTAAGTCGCCAGTAATATTAACATCACTTAAAACGACCAAATCGCCAGTGGGGTCAAGAGTTAAATTTCCAGTTACACGTTCAATTCTAGCCATTCTTACACCTAAATACGTATTTTAATTATTTATCATTGCCCTGAACTGGTCTACTGTCATTGTTTCACAGTTTGATAAGTCTAACCATGCTGCTGGAGTGTAATGTAATAGCGGGTTTACATGTATAACTCGTGTGTTAGGATAATACTGTAGTATTTCTAACACTTGCTTTTCCCAGTTCAATGAAAATGTAGGTTTGTCAGTACTAACTTTATAATTTCTAGTATCAGCATACAAGTTGTTAACATAGCTTGTATCAGATATTAAGTCCATGCCTATTAAAAAACAGTAGGGAAATCCATCTTGACATGCTTGAGCTAGTGCATTAGGCCCTGAGCTAAATCCAGACCATAATGGATTTAGTACTTTGCTTGTACCGCCAAAAGCTATTTCTTTCTCTCTTGTGTAGTGTATCTTGTTATCAGGATATCCAGTAGAAATAATCTCCTGTGTCATTCCTGGGTCAGTACTTACAAGAACATCTACATCGTGTTCTTGGTATATACGATTACATCCATATACAGATCCGTGTTTACTTAGGTCTTCTGGCGTAAACACAAGTCTGCTTTTACCATTTCCTAATATAAATGCAAATTCTTTCATTTTTTCCACAAAAAAAGGTTACTGTTTATTATAACAATAACCCTTTAATGATGTCAAGTGTCAAGTATTAACCGTTAGGTACGGATAAACTTACATTTTCCACTGGTCCTGATGCAACAAGCAATGCTTTATCACCTACTGCAAATTGTGAACCTGTGCCTAGAGCACCAACTACAAAGTGACGTCCTGTAATTTGACTTGCAAAGTAAGTACCACCTGCACTATCTGTACCAGTAATCTGACACTGTGCTGCTGCTAATGAACCTTGCACTACTGCGGTCAATACACAAGTTTCTGTGCCGTCTGAAGTAGTGACACGAAACTTCTTGTTACCTTTTTGGATAATTTCAGTAGTAGCATTGGCACTTCCACTTGTTACAAATGCCTGCATAATCATCTGGTTACCACTTAGGCCACTTGAACCGATTGGTAATGCAGTGTTAGCAGCCGCTACTTTTGATGTTCCGCCTACTGTTTCTGCGCTTTTAATTGGTCTTCCCATTTTGTTTCTCCTTATGAGGGTTCTATCCCACTACGCGGTTGGTATACCGCATAAATCAGTCTTAGCTGATATTGTATTTATCACAAAAATGGGAGGCCGAAGCCTCCCAAATCTGTTTGGTTCTATAATCCAACTATTAGCTGAAGCTAATGTTTGACATTGCAACCTCACCAAGATAATCACCGGCGTTACCGAGTGATGATGCGGTGTTAGATAGCTCTACATAACCATAACGTGTCATGAAGCTAACTACTGGCTCGAATGTATCTGGATCTAGTACTGTACCACTGCTCATTAGTGGAATGTATGGGCAGTAGAAAGCTGCTGCATCGGTTTCACTTCCACCTTTGTAGCCAACTAGAACTGCTTGACTGTCATTTGCATAACCGTCTACATAGATACGCATTGCGCCGTTTAGTGTACCAACGAACTTAGTGTTTGTTGGTGCTTCAAAAGTACCTTCTGTTGTACGAGCAAAAGCACTAGTGCTTGCACTCTGTAGAACTGTAAGGCCTTCTTGAGAAACAACGGCCCAGTTACCAGAACCACGTCGTGTGCGCTGAGCAATCTTGTTTGCTGTACGGTTAATTAGTACTGCAAGAGCTGCATGCTCGTCACCAACGTAAGTAGCTGTACCACTAACTGCTGCTTGGTTAAAGGTCTCTTCTGTTGCTGCTAGTGAGCGAAGTGAACCTAGAACCTCTTGGTCGATTTCAGCGGTAATTTCCTGGGCAAGTGCTGCCATGATTTCGGCTTCTACGTCGATACCATGCATGCTCTGTGCGTCCTGGGCTGCTTCAAAAGTCCAACGAGCTTGTAGCTTACGTGTTTTTGCTTCTACAGGCTGCTTGAGGATTTGGATGGAAATTTTGCTTCCGCCGCCACCTTCTTTAGCTGCTGTATTATCAGCTTTACCAGTTGTTGTAGAACCGGAATATGCTGTAGCAATTTTGAATGGGCTAAGTGCTTCATCACCAGCTGTTGTGTCTGTGTCAAAAGGTGAACTCGCTGTTGAGTTTACGCTGTCTGCATAACGAACACGTAGTGTGTGAATTTGACCTACTGGGCCCTGCATTGGTTGAACACCAACGATTTCGTTGGCGATAACTGTTGGCATTACACGTCGGATAACAGGTAAAATAACTCTGTTTAGTGTAGCCATGTTGCCTGAAGCAGTTGCACCGCTTGATGCAGCTTCAGAGAGATAACGTCGTGTGTTCTCGAGAACAGTTGACATTGCGCCGCGACGAGTTCCGTCTAGACCCTCAAGTAGAGCGTCCTTAGTTTCGTCCCAACGGCTTTCTAATAGTACGTCTGACATTTTATAGTCTCCTCTAGTACTTTATTTCAAGCCAGCTAACTTGCGGAGTTCGACGATATTACTATTGTCTGCTTCGGCAGGTGTTGCTTGTTTTTCTTCTTTGTTACCAGTAACAGCTACACGACTTTCACTAACCATTTGCTTTTCAGCTTGTGGTTTAGGTGCTTTGCCGTCTAGAACAACTGGAAGATAACGATCATAAGCAGACTTTAGTTTGCTTGTTTGAACGCTTTCAAGAAGGTCGCGCATTACTGCGCCTTTTTCTTTATTGAGTGGCTTTAAAAGATCTACCATTGCCTCTTTGCGCTCTGCGCTTTCGTTAATGGCTGCAATCTCTGTTTCTTTGCTCTCAATAATGTGTGATTTTTCAGCAGCTTCTGCTTGTGCTTTAATTAATGCTTCATCTTTCTCAGCAACCGCCTGTTGGAGGTCTTTGATTTCTTGATTTTCATTAAGATGACTTGCACTAAATTCACTAGCATATGCTTCGAAAATCTTACGGCCAAAGCTACTAGCTTTAGCTGATTCGATGTCTTCACGTAGTTGAGTGATTTCGGCGTTTAGATGGTTAGAAACTGATTCTTTAACTAGCGTAGCTGAAGTTTGTACAAACTTTTTCTTTAGTTCGTCAAACTGACTACGTGCTTCTTTAACAAGGCGTACTTTTGTTTCAACAACATCATTACGATCTTCTTGGAACTCAGTAATTTCTTTAGCAAGAGCTTCACCGATAAAGGCTTCAATTTTGCTCATATATTCGCTTTGTAATTGGCGGTCAGCTTTGAATTCATTAATTTCTTCAGCTAACTGTCCAACTAGAAACTTATCGAATGTACCACTAGTTTCTTGCATACGAGCAACAAACTTGGCACGATCTTCTGAAAGTGCTTTTTTCTCTTCTGCAAATTCAGTTAACTCTGCTGTTAAGTTATCAGTAACCATACGATCTAAGGCTTCAACCATTACACTCTTATCATGCTCATAGCGTTGAGCGAATTCCTCGCGGAGCTCTGCTCTGACCTTCTCTTTAGTTTCTGTTAACTTAGATTCCCATGCCTCAGCAATTTGAGTACGGGTTTCTTCGTTGATAAGGTCGCTATCCAATAATGGTTTGATAGCATCTAGCATTATAATCTCCTAGATCTTTAGGTCCTTAATAAGACGAACAACTTCGTCCTTAAGGTATTTCTGTACTTTACGATTGCCACTTGCTTCTTTGGCCATCTCAAATACAGTGTGCCCATTACGCATATTAAGTAATCCTTCATAGATTGCTTTAGGATATGCATTTGGAGCACTGGGTTGTGCCACAATGTCGACTGTGACAATCTCGAAACCTGTAACGTGACTAGTGGATTCGTTGACTTCACCACTTCCTCTACTACTTACGCCCAGTTTAACTCCACTTTCCAACATAGTTTTAACTAGTTGGCCCATTGGTGTGGGTAATATCTTTAATTTTCCAAAGCCGTTAGGCCCATCCATCCACATATTTTCTATCATATGGCTGACCCGATCTAAATTAATTTTTAAATCATCTGGATGATCAACTTCGCCTAGCACACTATTGCCACTTGAAACTTGATCATTGAGTTGCTTGACGGCATTGGAGATTTCAGTAACAGGGTATATACGCTTATTTGCGTTTTCTACCCCGCCCTGAATACAAATGCCTTTCATATAGAGATCCTTGCCGTCGTTGGCAGTCTCTGTTACGATTTCCGCTTGATCGAACGTAAGGGTTTCTCTAAGTAAGTTCATAAGCCCGGCCTTAAACTTTCTTCATGTCTGGTTCGGTAGTCATGTTAGCATCATCATACTTTGGAGTAGATCCGCCTGACTCTTCGCCAGTTTGTGCAGGGTGTGCTTTGGCGCCGGATGGAGCTTTTGCATTTTTTGCAACTGGTCCAGCTTTTCCGTCACCTTCTTCACTATTTGATGGTGCTGCAACTTTTTCGGTGTACTCACGTACCATTTCGTTTTCTTCAACTGATTCCATTTCTTCTTCATCAGCTTCATCGTCGTCCATGTCCATTTCTGGCTCGTCGTCCATGTCCATGTCCATGTCCATGTCCATTTCTGGCTCATCGTCGTCACCAGCCATAATTTTTTCAAATTCGGCTTTAAGTTCGTCTAATGCATCTTCGAGATCAACAACACGATCTTCCATGTCTTCGTCTTCGTCCTCAGCTTCAACTGCAAGTCCAGCTTCGTCAGATTCAATGTCGTCGATCATATCGTCTACTTGATCTCCGCCTAGCTCTTCTTCGAAATCGCTTTCATCAATTTCATCTTCTGAAACTTCTTCATCAGCATATTCTTCTAGATCTTCTAGATTTTCTTCGACTTGATCTTCATCAAGTGTTTCGTAAATTTCACGGCTCTTTTCGACGACAATCTCGTGGAAAAGTTCCTTAGCTTTATCTTCATCTTCAGAGATGATAAGCTCAATTAAGTCATTAAATTTATCGCTCATAACAATAGGGCTCCTTTGTAAGGCATTTAAGTTATTTAACTATGCACTTTATTTATGAGTGATTAAGGGGGGTTTTTGGCTCAAAAAGGTATTTTTTGTAAAATATATTACAAATTAACCAAAAATTATTAGGCAGCTTCGGCAGGAGCAGAGAATTGCTGCTTTATCTTTGAAAGATTTTCTTGATACTCAGCGATCTTTTTATCATTGAGCATACGTAACTTATTAATTTGTTCTAGTGTAAGACGTGTTTTTCTAGTATCAGTTTTTTCAGCTTTACTGTTATCAGACTTGTTGTCATGTAACTCTTTAGCATTTTCTGTTATTAAATCATTAAGTTGCATCTTTTACTCCAACACTATTTATGTTGTTGGTGCTTCTGCTGGCGCTGGAGATCCAGGTATTGGACTAGTTGTCCCAGTAGCGTCTGCTTGTCCAGCACCTGGCTCGTCACCAGTAGCTTCAGCATCAGCTGGATCGTCAGATGTATCTAAATCTGGCGGAGTAAATGTATCTAGATCTGTTTCAATACCGCCAGGAGTAATACCAACACTACGCATGTTAGGCATATCTGATTCTTGATCGTCTACGTTTTCTTCACGCCACATATTAGTATTTTCCAGCATTTCTTCTTCAGTAAGGCCTAAGAATCTTTGCATTAGGAATCGTTTACTCAAATATGGATAACCTTCAAGACTTGTAAACGTGTTAATACGTGTTCCGTCCATCTCAACTTCACGATACTTGCTAAAGTTTTGTGGCTCATTAAAGCGTAATTCAAAGCTGCTGTTGTCTAATTCAAAACCACGCCATTTAAGAAACATTTTAAATTCTCTATCAAATGTTTCAGCAACTAGTCTTTGCAGTCTTTTACAGTATTCATTAAAGCGATGCTCTTGTATTAATGCAGTTCCAACACGGCCATCATTATAACTTCCAACTCCTTCATCAGGACCTGTGGGTAAGTAGCTACTTGGTATGCGTAATCCACGATATAACTTATTTGTAAAGTACTTTAAGTCGTCAATCTCACCTAGGTTTGTGCCGCCTGGCAATGTTTCAACTTTCGATCCTCTTCCTTCCGCTGTTTGTGGAAAGAAGTAATCTTCGTTAGTACTTAATGGGTTATATGTAGTATCCATAATGTTTGACCCGCCACCTGTTTGACTCGGAATACGTCTCTGATGGATCTCATTCTTAACACGTTCTACAAAGCTCATAGCCATGTGTGCTGGCATGTTACCAACATCTACATAAAATACACGGCGCTCTGGCGCACGTTGTATACGGTAGATAATAATAGCATCTTCTAATAATTCTTTTTGCTTGTAAACTTTAAAGATATTTTCAAGTATACTGTTTCCGAAAGGCCAGTTAGCATCTAATCCTTCAGTTAAACTACAATGTACAATATGCTCTGCATCAACAGCAATCTCATTTACACTTCTATCAAAACGTCCACTTCCTGAACTTTCACTTGTGTAAATGCTACTAGGCTGAATGTATCCAGACTGTTTGTGATCACCAGTGCCATGGTAATCGTCACTGTAGTTAAGTTGTGTAGCTGTTAAATTCTGTAAGTTTGGATTAATATCTTTTACAACATACTGTTCAGGCTTTTTACCTTCACTTTCATTAACAATAACTTTGATAACTTTTGTCATCTCTACCCAGGACCATTGAAATGTTTCTGGGTCTCTAACAAACACTTGATCGCCATACTTTAGTGTATTACGAAAGATTTTAAAAACACGTTTGTTAAATTCGTTGATGTTGTTCCAGTTTGTAAGTTGCTTCTTAATAACTTCAACTTCACTTTCACTTGGATTGTCATGAAAGTGTACATCAAATGATGTTCCATTTTCAGTATTTGTTTGTGTACAAAATTCTGCTAGGATATCTACAGCGGCATTAACCTCGCTGTCTACATCCATGTTTTCATACTGAGTGTATCGTGTAATTCTGTTAGCATGACCAGTGTAAACTTCAGGCAAACTACTTGCATAGTTACTGTATTTTAAGTCAGACTGACTTTGTCCTGAGTTCACATTAGTAAGTGGACTCGTATTGTTAACAGTTTTAAAGTATTTTTTCCAACTCATATCTTATTATAACACCTTTTTAGTACTTATGCAATAGATCTACTTAAATCTTTTAATCCGTCTTGTGTATTTTGATCAGCATTAACAATTGCATCTATATTAGCAGACAAAATACTAGGCAATATCATAATAGCATCTTTTGTTTCTTGGTCAAGTACACTTGCTGTTGGGTCATGCATAATTCCACCCATGCCGTCGCCCTGTATTATTCGGTCTTTCATAGCCTGCATTTCTTTATTTAAATCTATTTGCTGAAGTTGCGCTATTTGTTGATCTATACCGCCCATAATCTGGTTAAATCCTGAAGCTGGGGATATATTTCCGTTTTGCTGTGGCGTAAAGAATTCTTGCCCTTGCTCATTTACACGGTATGTATTCCCGCCTATCACTGGGCCCCCAAGTGCCCTGTCCGCCGTCGGCGCCGTCACCCAGTCAATTGCATCACGTAACCAACTGCCTCCTCCACCTCCTCCACCTCCTCCACTGCCCATACTGCTTGTAAATGCACCAAGTGCATCTGTAAAAGTGCCTCCCTGGTTTATAGCATTGGTAAACGCATCTAGCGAATTAGTTAATGTGTCAGTGCCACTAGCTATAGCTTCACCAACTGCACTGCCGCCCTCGCCATCTAGTATTTTTTGAGTTGCAGTCTCAACAGCTTTAGCTGATTCCTGCGCTAATTGAGTCAGCGCAACCATGGTGTGGTCTAGACCTTGTGCAGCCTTACTAACAGCATTTGCATCTGTTATAACTTTGCTATACGTTGCATTAGTTAACTTAGCTAATTCTTCAGTAGCCGGGATAAACAATGATTTACCCATATCAGTAAAGGAAGTAGCCATTCCAGTTCCAACAGTCAGTTTTAATACATCTTGTATTGAATCTAATTGTTTGTTTGCTGCTGTTTGGTCAATACTTCCAAATCCAGCAGCAAGATCCTCTATTTGGACTTGACCTTTTGTTATACCTTTTGCTAAATCTCCCATAGGCCCAGCTACAGCTGGCATACTGGATGCAAACTGACCAGCACCTACACTTACGGTTCGGCCATGGACTAACATTTCTTTTGCATACTGAGCTCCAACGGTACCATAACTTGTTCCCATTTGCTCAATAAACTTTAAGGCTGTTTCGGCCTGATCTGCTTCCATCCCCCGTACTGCGACCCTGGAATCAATATCCATGGCTTGTTGTTTTGCCTTCTGTCGTTCTTGATCCAGTGTAGTTCCATTAATTGTAGCAAACATTTTTTGTTGCCGTGTTAAATTTGCCATGCCTGCAACAACTTGTTTAGTGGGAAGAGTTCCAAGATCAGCACCGAACCTAGCTAAATTTCCAGTATACTCAGCCATGGCTATACCTTGTTGCTCGATACTCATTCCCATTCTAATGAAATCTGCCTGCAGTGGACTATCTTGTAATCCTTTGTTAAATCTAGCAAACTGTCTAGCACCCTGATTAGTAGTTCCACCAAAACGACTTAATGCTTCAGCTGATTGAGTTGCTATTCGTTGTAATTGTCCCATGGTTAAACCAGCTTGATTTGCTATATCAGCATAATTCATCATACTGTTTCCAAAACTACCACCAGATGCTTGAGCTTTTTCATACGATTCAGCAACACCAGCAATTTGTCCCGCTATAATACCAGCAGCTGCTCCACTAACAGTTCCTAGCAAACCTGGCAACCCTTCAAGAAGCTTTTGTGCGCCTTCACCCATCATTGATAACCGTGAAGAAAGAGATGCACCAGTAGATGTTACGGATCTGCCAAATGCAGTGGTAGCCATGGCAATATTTTCCCGGGCATCTTTACTCCATTGACGCACAGAATTAGATACATTGTCTAACGATTTACTAGCATATCCTGATGAGTTAGCTACACTGCTTAGTCCGCCAGCGGCTTTACCAGCGGCTATGTTAGCTGTATTAATATTATTTGCATTAATGTTTGCGGCTTTGGTAGTTTGACCAAGCAGGCTTTTAATGTCCTGAAGTGTGTTTTCTTCAGCAGCATTGTTTAGAGTTACGGGTTTTCCGCCTAAATCACCTGTTACAGCCATAATATTCTATCTACCACATAAAGTACGCATATAAATACAATACACGAACTATTTTATATATTTATTAGGAGAAATTACAGTGAATGAGACTGTAGAGAAGAACACAGCATTAGCTGATAATCCGTTGTCTAAATACATGCGAAATCCACAAATTTACATTAGTTTACCCAGTGGCGGCAAGTATTGGGCACCAGAATCTTTGGAGATGCCAATTAATCAAGAACTCCCAGTATTAAGCATGAGCAGTTATGACGAACTACTGCTTAAAACTCCTGATGCACTAATGAACGGCCAGTCTGTTGTTGATATTATACAGAGCTGTATTAAGCCAATCAAAAATGCTTGGGATATGCCTGTTACAGATCTAGACTATTGTTTAATAGCCATTCGTATTGCAACTTATGGGGAAATGATGGGATACAGTAGTATTTGTCCTAAGTGTAATGAGTTTAACGAATACGAAATCGACTTAAAAGAGTTTTTAAATTTACCGGTAAACATGGAAGTTTTTGACCAGATTGTCAATTACGATGACCAACTTACAGTTAAAATTAAACCCAGAACTTATCGCGATGCAAACAAACAGAACATGGAAGTATTTGAGCAACAGCGTATTGTTAGCCTAGTTAATGATGAGTCGATAGATGCAGAAGTTAAACAAGAAAAGTTTAATGAAATATTTGCTAAAATTACACGTTTAAGTTTAGCAACTGTGGTAGGAAGTATTGAGTATATCCAAGTAGGCGAAACCAAATATACCCAACCTGCTTTTATTGAGGACTTTGTAGCTAATACTGATGTAAAGGTTTTTAGAAAAGTTAAAGACCATCATGAAATTACTAACAAAGCAATTCCTGACAAAACTATTAAAACATCATGCCCAGACTGTGGCCATCCATATGAAATGCCATTTAGCTTCGACCACGCAAATTTTTTCGCATTAGCCTCTTGAGCCAGAGCAGACCTGAAATTATCAAGACGCTCGAACGTATGGAGCAGGAGGCGAAAGAGTTTAAAAAGCGATTATTAGAGTTATGTTGGCACATGCGTGGTGGACTAGCGTTTAACGAAGTCATGCAGATGTCGGTCAATGACCTTGTAATTATAAATGACATTGTTAAAGGTAATCTGGAAATTGCTAAAAAAACAGGTCTGCCGTACTTTTAATCTCTCTCAGCAAAATCAACAGGGTCTAAAGAAACCCTGCCTTGCAAGCAATGGTCAGTTTCACTGCGATGTTGAAGCTCTATTTTGCTTCCGAAGTTAAATTTGTATCCTAAACGATCGGCTACATTGCAGAACTCAAGAAAAGCACTCTCAAGTTCGACTACATCTCTTTTCATCATTTTTCCGTTTCCCTTCACTATATTACCTAAGGTAGGAGTATTTAATACTAGAGAATACAGTGATTATATTATACTTTTACAAATCCGTCAATCAGATACGGATGAACTTGCGTTCATCCAAACACTCACTAACGTTCGTGTTTAACTTTACCTGACATAAACTAAGTTACATTAACCTGGAGTTTTCAGTCAGACGGAACCAATTTCATGGTTCCATCTTTTGAATTACATTAACCTTCCGTTAACAGCCTTCATGGAAATAGGTATTTTACACTACTCATTGGGCTCTGATCTTTCCCAACCTACATCGACATCAAATGTACTATAAACTGTGCATTAACCTGGTTAATGTCAGCTTTATGCTACGTTATTAGCGATTAACGTAACACGATGATTACATTCTATCCCCCGCTTCGTTCCTGTTGCTAAAGGGTTTTCATGAGTAATATGTGTTGTTCGAATGTCAGCAAATCATTCTACGCCGAACCCAGGGTTCACAGAAACAGCGTGTACGTGTGCAGGGATCGCCTGCGTTTTCCACAATCCGATAATAATTGACGGATCAATCTTTATTGCTAATTATGAGGGTTCTGTATGGGCCTGTTTAGTCTTGATTTGATTCATTGATGACGTGTTGACTTTGATGGACTCTAACTCTTATTTGTCCATTATAATATTCGTCTGATTCTAATACTTTGTGCCTAAACTGTTCTCTTGCTTCAACGTAGCTACACTCTGCCTTGCTATAACAATAGAAGAGTATTTCACGTTTAAAGCAGCTTTTGCCGAGTGCTTCGATGTCTGCCGTTAATTCGTTTGACGATCCATAATATGTTTGCCAATCTGAATCTATTTTCTCTTTTATTTTTTTTCTTTTCTTTGTGCCATTCTTTAACTTAACTATACGATACTTGGTTTTTGCAAATTTTGCAAGTTTTTTTCCGATATATCTTTTGCCTGATTCTGTATTAGTAATAAGATATACAAAACCTACACAGTCTTCAGGCAATACTGTAATTTCGTTTAGTGATACGCCGTCAGACTTTATCCAGTTTGTCATCGTCTAATATATATACCTTATTAATTCTTAATTGCTTGAATGTGAATCATTTGAGTTGTATTTCTTTTCTCCACTGATCTTTAAATCTACTAATAGAGTTACTAGTAGAACATGCCTCTTTACATGTAGGATTTGGATTATCTGTATTCCAGGTTTTTTCTACTTCACTGATATCACTAATTAAAACATCTAAGCTATTTCCTAGCCAGCAACAAGGATATAATCTGCCCTGTGCGTCAATATATGCACTCTGTTCATTTAAAACATGGCATTTAATTGGGCCAGTATTTGGCAATGGATCAGCCCAATCATCAGGCTGTTCTAATCCAGCAATAGGGGTTCTTTTTGATACTTTAGCCCGAAACCATGAGAACCCCATGTCACGGGATAGCTGCTCTGCAGATTCAACTTGATGTTGGTTGTGCTTGTAAACCAACATATCCCAGTGAGCACTTCCGCCAGCGTTAATAAATGCTCTGGCATTGTTCATAACTTTTTCCCATATAACGTTTACGCGATATATAGAATTTGTGTCTTCTAGTCCGTCAATGCTAAACACCACATAATCAGTAGGGTTATTAAATAACTTACCTACTTCAGACCACCATGCAGTGGTCTGCAATGCACCGTTTGTGTTAATACCAAGTGTTATACTAGGATTAATATTACGAACATATTTAAGAATGTCTAATGTATTTTTCCCAGCAACTGGGTCACCATAATTACCACACATAAACACCTTGTCTAATTTAGCAATAGCATTGTCGTCAAAATTCTCTAGCAACTGATCAATACGTAAATGATTCTTTATGTTTTTGTTAAAAACTAGATTGGTTTCACGAGCACATAACGGGCATGCCGCTTGGCATACGTTGGTGCTTTCCAAATGTAATACTTTTATTTCTCTGTTCATACTAGTTCCACATTCGTATCGTAACTTGTGTATCCATTTTCCTTGACAACTTTTAGTATATTATTAACCCTGCCGGCTAGTTCATCCTTGTATAGCCATGTCATATATATTATATATTATCACTGTCATTTAGATTAGCAAAAAGTGAAATTTCTTCAATAACAGTCGCATCTCTGATTGTAATACACCAATTAATAAAATCTGCTATATGTGAACAGTCCACAGCAGAGCCTGTCCAACTATCTCTACTTCTACTTAATGGTGTGTCTAACCTATCAGGAGTAATTAAGGTAGTCTTAAATTTTACCAATCCTTCTTTATATGCTTGTGTGCATTGTTTGCTTGCATGAGCAAGAGCCGCTTTACTTACTCTATATGTTTCAAACTCAGGTTCTGGAGCGACAATTGCCTTTTCACTAACACTGCCAATATTAAAAATCCATCCTACCTTACCTAATTCTTTCCATCGTTTATATACTGCTTGAAGCAAATTTACCTGTGCATAATTTGCCCATTCCGTATCAGGAGGACCATCAAATGCATTATTAATAAAGACATCATAGTGTATAGTATCTTCAACAATCTTGTCAATATCTTTTGTGATATCTAATCCAGTTTCCCTACTACAACCATCTGCATTAAATCGATCTGTTAATGCTAGTCCTAATCCTCTATTATTCCCTGTTATATAATACCTATAAGTGCTTGTCACTTTCTTATTTTGATCCCATACCTTTGTTAGTTTTTGACCACACGTAAATGCACATTCAAATATTCTGCCTTCACCTAGAGGTTTGCTCCAACTATCTACTAGTTCAGTCCAAAATTTACTGGACATAATCTCTTCTAATGTATGATTGTGAATATTCAATTCATCTTTGTATTTGTTTACAAACTCGCTAACTTGATTTTTACCATCTACAAAATGTAAATCATTTGCTCCAGGCGCTATTGATCTATCATGGAATCGTGCATCATATAAATTGTGTTCAAAGAAGTTACAAGGAAGAACTAAACCTTCTGCTGTAATAACAACTTTGCTACCTATACATGCGTCACACTTAATAGGTGTTGTATTAAAATAGTCACGCATATTTGGGTATTCTTGTTTTAAACTATCTAAACGTTGCATACTTGCATTATGATATTCACTTAATGTAGTAACGTTTAATTCATATGGATCATCTTTTTGTGGTACTACGCTCCATGCATCATTCTGTTCTAAGTTTTCATGATCTAAAAATCTACCAGTACCTCTGAATAATATATCTTCAAAACCTACAAGTGTGCTGAGTGTTTTAGCTTGGTTAATTTGGTGTTCATTATGTTTGAATACAATGTAGTTCCACTGTGCTTTGCCACCTGCATTTATAAATGCTTGTGCATTGTTAATAGCTTTTTCAAATTTTACGTTACGCCTATATAAATGGTTTGTATCTTCTAATCCATCAATACCAAAATCAATTTTGCCATAACCATTGATAATAGTCGCTAATTCAACCCACCATTCTGCATCATGTAAACCACCATTGGTGTGAATGTATATCCATAGTTCAGGGTTCTTAAGTCTAAAATCTCTAACGATTTCTAAAAAATCTGAATGAACAATAGGATCACCATAGCTTCCACAAAAGAATATTTGGCTTAGCCCTTTACATACTTCTCTAGTAAATCTTCGATCAATAATACCTGCATCCAGATGGCATAAAGGCATATATGGATTAACACTGCCTCCATTCAAGTTTCTTGGGCATTGTGGACATGCAGCATTGCAGTATGTTGTGATTTCTAACTGATATTCTTTTATGTTGTTAAACAACTTCTATATCCGTATCGTAACTTGTGTATCCATTTTCTTTTACAACTTTAAGTATATTATTAACACGCCCTGCTAGTTCATCCTTATGACTAACAAGCCATACACTTTTATTCCTATCTCTGCTCATTTTCTTTAAACTTGCAAGTGCCGCATCAACACCGCTAGCATCCATGCCGCTGTCCACAACCTCGTCAATGAACAATAGGTTAATAGGATGATACAAACTTTCCCAGACATCTCTAAAAGCCCAGCTCAGTGACAGTATAAGTCTGTTACGTTCGCCTCTGCTCAAGTTGTCAAAGTCCAAATCTCTGCCAAGTTCCTGTATTTCAACGCCAAGATCGTTCATAAACTGTACTGAGTGTGGCAATCCCATTTTACCCAAGTAAAATGTTAACCTAGCATTAAGGAAGCTCAAGTTTTGTTCAATAATACGTTTACGTATAAAACTGTCTTTGTTAGTTAACAGTTTAAACAAGAACTCCTGATGATCTTTGACGCTGTTAAGTTTATTAATAGTATCCCAGTCTACTTCTTTGACGGCGGCGTTTTGCATGTCGTCAATTTGCTCGGCATAAGGGTCACTTTCACTTTGTTTACCTTGTAACTGTGATTCCAACGTTGCAAGGGAAGATTTGTGTCCGTGAGCTTCATTGACATCGTCATAAAAAGTTTTAGGTGGAGTGGGTAAGGTTTCCTGTTGACTGACAAGTTCCTCTTTTGCTGTCTGTAATTCTCTAAAGAAATTATTTGCGTCATTGTAATCTTTCTCCGCATCAGCTATATGCTGTTTATGACTATCTAAATGTGTAATACTTTGATTACAACTATGACATACACCGTCTTGCCACCCTTCCAGGGCTTTTGTAGCGTTTTTAACATCACGCTCGGCTCTACTAAATTGTGCATCTAGTTGAGCAATGTCTTTTTGTAATTGATCCTGTACAGATTTTTTAGTGTTCCATGCACTTAGCTCTGCATGCAACTCTATCTCATCTTCAATGTTAACATGACTTAAATCATCTATAGCTTGTTCAAGTTTAACTACTTCTTCGCTTAACTTAGTAGTCCACAGTCGTTGCCGTCTTTGCATAGCTTCAATTTGTTCTTGTATTTTTTCATTAGCTTCTTGAACTGCTTTGATACGAAACTCTTCTTCAGTAATTAAGTCTCTGGTTTGTTTAGTTTGTTCTTTAAGGTTTTCAGCTTTTTCACTGAGCATAGTAATGCCCAGCATTTGTTCGATAATGTCCCGCTGATCATTAGCACTTAAACTTAAAAATGGTTGCGTATATGTGTTAAGAGCTACAAGATGCTTGAACATTTCATGACTCATGCCCAGCATTTTTTCAATAGCATGTTGTGTTTCTCTGCTATCTCCCTGTTGCTCTTCTGTCTCGCCTTCTCCAACTACTAGTTTAAGTACGTTGGGTCTACGCCCACGCTCTATGTGATATTTAATACCGTGTAATTCAAAATCAACAGTAGTAACCATATTTTTACCATTGGTTTTGTTAATTAAGTTGTCACGCTTAATACTAGTTAACGCTTGACCGTAAAGAGCATAACTAAGTGCATTAATGATTGTGGTTTTACCCGTGCCATTTCTGGCTCCTGAGTCGTCACCTCCTTGATCTAAATTTTCACCAAGTACAAGAGTTAAGTCTTTACGGTCAAAGTCGATAGCCTGAGTTTGATTGCCCACGCTCATGAAGTTCTTTACTGTGAGAGTTTTCAGATAAAAACTCATTTTTTATTCCTTTTCAAATTTTCTTTCCAAGGCAACATTCTTAAATTTTCTAAAGAAGACGCTTGTTCTATAGACACGCCTTGTTCAAAACATTCTTTGATAGTTCTAATATGGTCTAACTGCCAACCGCCTTTAGTTCCGGCTACTGCCCTATTATAACATTTTGGGTTTATAATATCAATATTCTCTTCGTATACCTTTTGGCTCATCAAGTGAACTTGACCAGCATATCTTTTATACTCGGTCCTGTCAGGATTGCGTATTGACCTTGGCTTTCCATTATGTGCGGGATTATTTTCAATAAAAAAACATGAACGAGAACAATATCGTTTTTTATGTGATTTAATCACTGTAAACGTATTATCACATTCATCCCTACAACACGTTCTAGTTTCCCTATTTGATCTAGTTGGTTTTCTATTAGGTTTAGCATAAACAGTCTTTATACCGTTTTTCCGTCTATAACGATATACAGTCTCAGCACATATGTTTAATCGATCCCCAATACATTTAGCGGATAGATCTGTGTTTTCAAGCATCTGTATTTCTTGTTTTGAATATATTCGAGACATTATAAGTTCCCCTTCTTATAATGTATTTACCTTTTTTTACTGTTAGTGTGTTAAGTTTAAACAATCGTACAGCCTATTTGCCAGATGTTGATGCCCTTCATCAAGTAAATGTCCAGTTTTGCCAACAGGATATACATTATGAAGATCAGTTATATGAAAATTATTAATACTATAGTAGCATTTCATATTAATTTCATCGATATATTTTTGTATCTCTATATGTTCTTGGTATAGTTCCTCGTCATTCATAACATCAAAGCATACTAGGTCTTTAATATTATTGTTAAACTCTAACCAGGATGATGCAAATGCATTGTAGTTATTTTGTGCAGCATTTAACATTAAGTATCTTTGTGACTTAGATTCAAAGTACTTCTGTAGAACTATTATTTGTTGTAGCCAAATTTTAAACTCATACAAAGTATTAGACCAATGTGCATAGTGTAATTTTCCGTATTGATTAAAATAATACAGGTCACTATACTCAGTATGAGCTAAACTAGGGTTAAAATTTATTTGAAAGTTGTTTAAATTATCGTATCTAGTAAATCTTTCTTTGTATGTCCAAGCAACTACCACAAGTTCGCATGTATTAAATTTAACTGATTCATACAATATTCTTTCATTACTGCCTCCTGGTACTGCATTATTATTGCAACTCATGCCAAGTTTTTTTGCCAACAAATATGGCCAAGCAGACGATTTGTCTTGTAGGTCGTCACCGTATGTGTGACTGCAACCAGTAGCCCAAAGCATTTTATAGATTCCTGTAGATATCCAACATTAAGTTTTTGTCATACTGAGGACTATCTAACTGTGTTAAGTGTGATGTAACAATACTATCCACACTTTCAAAGTTAACTTCTCCTTCAAAACTCTGAGCATGATCTTCAACTCCTACTCTTGGAATAAGACTAAGCTCACGTAGTTTAAATTCTGGTACCAGTGTTTCCTTAATAAAGTTTGCTTCTTCGTAACTGATATCAACGTCAAGTTCCACACGACAATACATATTAGGTTTTAGTAGGCTATCAGTGTCTTCCAAAATATTACTGAGCATATAGCGTCTGTACTTGGGAGCGTCAGGCCATGCAATATACTCGATCTCGCCTCCCCATTCAAGTATCATACATCCGCGATCATCGTCACCAGCGTCTGCATAATTGTGTGGGAAAGCATTTCCTATGTATGTAATATTGCGGCTTGTTTGACGCTTGTGGAAGTGTCCAGTAAAAACTGTCTCGCATTTTAAGTCTTCACGTTTAAGTTCACCAACGTTAGGCATACGCACCATTGCGTTCATGTAAAAGTTTGGCAGTTCTAAATGACCAAACATGTACTTGGCTTCAATCTTAGGAACTTTTGCAAATTCAGATCCTACTAGCCAGGGCATAACGCAGACATCGTTATCTAAAGTAATGTCATCATAAAGTCGAACATTATCATACTTCTTGGCCCACACAATACTGTTAAACTCTCGAGTATCACGATAGTGTTCATCATGATTACCTGGTAAAAATATTACACTAGCAAAGTTTTCACTGAGTTTGTCAAATGCTTGTACACTATAGTTAAGTGTACCAATATTTAAACTTGCACGATTGTGATGCCAATCTCCTAAAAATACACAGGTTTCGCAGTCGTTAGCCTTTGCTGTTTCAATAATAAAGTCTATAAATTTTAAACAATCTTGGTTGTGTATTTTGCTGTTTGATTTTAGGCCAAAGTGTATGTCGGTAAAGAATATTGCTTTCTTAAACAGATTCACGTTTTAGCTGCCTCCGCTTTTGCCTCTTTATTCTTAGATTCCTCGTTTTCATACTGTCTAGTATAACTAGGATTAAGTCCATTAGCTTCCAAAATATCATCTCTGATCTTTTGACCTTTTTTCTCTGTGTTTAGTACACGAGTAAAGCTATTTGTAATAACTGCGGTATAGTATGCAAATGGATTTTGTGACTTACTTTCGTCAAACTTTAAACACATCTGACTCATATTAAGCAGGGCAGTGCCCTGCATTTCGTCATTGTACGTATAGTAACGCCAGTTGCTACGCTGAGCATAACGTTGAATAAGTTTCATAAATTGACGTACAAGTTTATTTGTAAGTGTGCCGTGTTCTTTGTTAAACCAGCCGTTTTCTAACCCACCTTCCCAGTGGCTTTTACCCACGCATATTAACTCGCCATCACTAGTGTAACGCCAGTGCTGGAATGGAGGAAAGTTTAACTGAACATGAGAATCAGCTACAGTTTTAATTGTTTTCTTTCTGCCAGGTTGCAAAGGAACATGATCATATGTCATAATTCTAAAAACAACCTCAGTTTTGTCAATTTTTTTCCAGTCAATAGCGAACTCTGCTTGTTTAACTTTATCTCCGCGCTCGTATGCTTCTTTGTATGCCGCTTTAGCTAAACGATCAGCACGATTGCGTTTTGCTTGTGCTACTGATCTAATATTAACTTTGTCAATATTTGGTAAAATTGAGTCAAATTGCTGGTCTTCTTCACTAAGCCAACTGCAAAATGTACTTTTGCTTTTGTGTATTTCTTCTAGTAAGTCATGATTGCTCAGGTAATTCCGTTTACGCATATGTTTCACCTTTATTTAATATATGCTACTATTATACGGCAAATAAATACAAATAGCAATATATTGTGAGTAGTGATATTTATGGCATTTAATTTTAGTAATATAACTGGGCAGATAGCAGACGCTACAGAGAACCTGGTAGATAAAGGGCTAAACAAAGCTATTCCTGGCGATGGGATTGGCAGTAAAATTGCTCGTGGGTTTTTAGGATCTCAAGCTAACAGGTTAATTAACAGTAGTTTATTTCCTGGAGGTGCAAATAGCCAAGCACCTCAAGATATTGCCAACGTTAGTTTTGCTAATGCTAAAGACATAAGAGCTAAACTTTCACTTAGTCCAGGAGTTGGACCTCATTTTTACAAAGATCCTGGTAACTCCCTGCTAGCACCACTAAGTCAAACAGACGGTGTTGTTTGGCCATACACTCCTAATATTAACGTTAGTTATTCCGCAGCCTATACTGCTAATGCACTCACACATGCAAACTATCAAACACAAAGCTATGGAATGAGCAGTGTTGATCAGATTACATGCACTGGCACATTTACAGCAAACACTGAAACAGAAGCCTTGTATGTTTTAGCTACTTTAAATTTCTTGCGTAGTGCAACGAAAAGTTTTTTTGGCACAGATACTAATCGCGGAACACCGCCCCCTGTGTTAAGATTTAGCGCACATGGACCATATATGTTTAATAGTGTTCCTGTAGTGTTAACTACTGTTAACCAAGACTTTGAGCAAGGTGTTGATTACATAGACGCTAGAGCTGGCGGCTCTGGTTCTAGTATTGGCAATGTAACTCGAGTGCCAACTAGCATGCTAGTTACTGTTACGTTAGTACCAGCAATCAGCAGAAAAAGACAAACAGAATTCAGTTTAAAGAAATACTCACGTGGAGAAATGATTGGCTCACGATCTGGCAAAGGAACTACACCTTAATGGCTAACGTAGAATATAGAGCAGATAGTCCATATGCTATTACACAATTTCATGGAACTTCGCTGGATGTGTATCAGCCTCGACCAATACCTCGCCATAAAGACGATGTTTTATTTAAAATAAACCTAACTTATCAGTATAGGCCAGATTTGCTTGCCTATGATTTATATAATAACAGCAACTTGTGGTGGGTGTTTTCTGTCAGAAATCCTAATACTATTCAAGATCCTATCTGGGACTTTATAGTTGGACAGCAAATATACATACCAAAACAGGAAACGTTGCAAGCCGTGTTAGGAATTTAACATGGCTAAATTAACAGTTACTCATGTTAAAGATTTAGGATTTGTTAAAAAGTTTAGGTTAAGTGACGGCAGAGAAGTTGCAGAAAGTGAACTAGCTGCTCTCGGATTATCTCCAGCAGCGCCAGCACCTGCGGACCCGCCGCCAGTACAAAAATTTACGCCAAAACCACCACCTGCGCCATTTGCGCCGGCGCCACCTATAAAGCCGCCAGTTATTCCAATCCCGCGGCCTGATGTATTTAGACCT